GGCGCCATAGTTTTCAAGGGGGTGTCCTTAAAAAATAGTTGTGATACCATATGTCAGGATGTAAAGTGTCTCAGAGCAGATGCCTGATTCCATAGCAATCACCTGATTGTGAAACTATAACCGACGGAACAGTGTATGTTGAAAGAAATCAAAAAAGACCCTGAGCCTATGGATATACAGGCCGCTATTGAAGCCTTGACTGCATCCCTAGCTGAGAAATCAGAGATTAGAGATGATGTGTTCTCCACGGAAGAGGAGGCTCAAGATAGGGCTGAGGAAATTGGCTGTGTCGGCACTCACTCTCACGATGAAGATGGCAACCTAGTATTCATGCCTTGCGAGAGCCATGAAGAATATACTGAGCTAACTGGATTAGAGTTAAGCGGCTACGGTATGCCAAAAAAACCTAAGAAGCCCAAAAAGAAAGATACCGAGAGCGAGGAGAAAACCCTAGACCAGTTCTTAGATGTTAAGGCTGAGATAAATGCGGTTGACTCTGAGGATGAAGAGTATGGAACCTTTGAAGGTTACGGCTCTATCTTTGGTAACACCGATCTAGGCAATGACATTGTTGCTAAAGGTGCTTTCAGCAAGAGCGTTAAAAAGACAGGCGCATTAGGGGTCAAACTTCTATACCAACACAAATCAGATATGCCTATTGGCGTATATGAGTCTATTGAAGAGGACGAGAAGGGTTTAAAAATTCGTGGCCGTTTGGCTATGAAAACCCAGCTTGGACGAGAGACATACGAACTAATGAAAATGGGCGCACTTGATGGCCTATCTATTGGTTTCAGAATAAGCCCCAAGGGGCAATCCTATGATAAGGCAGGAGCCAGAGTTATCAAGGAAGTAGAATTGATGGAGATATCTGTTGTTACCTTTCCAATGAATCCTAAAGCTAAGGTTCAGGCGGTTAAGGGGCAGGAGCTTTCTATCAGGGAATGGGAGAATGGACTGCGTGACGCTTTTTCTTTATCTCGTTCAGAAGCAAAGATGGCCGCAAAAGCTGTAATGGATGCGTTTACTCAGCGTGATGCTGAGGTGGAAATGCAACCTGATGTAGATGCTATCAAAAACCTAACCCAAAAACTCAAAACCATAGTGGGAGAAATCCAATGAGTGAAGATGTTAAAACCCTAGTATCTGACATGGGACATGCTTTTGAAGAGTTCAAAAAAAGCTATGACCAGAAGTTAGAGAACGTGGAAAAAGGTGTCCAAGACACTACCCTAGATGGGAAAATTACCGCCCTTGAAGCGAAGCTAGACCAGTACGAAGATGTGAATCAGCGTATTAAAGCTAGTGCCGCAACTCAAGATGCTATCAAAGAGCAGATGGATCGCATGGAAACTGTTATGCGTCGTCCCAACGGTGGTTTCACCGATAAGCAAATTGATGCTGGCGTTAAAGCCTTTGATTCTTATTGCCGTAAAGGTATGGAAGGAATTACTCCAGATGAGAAGAAAGCACTAACTGTATCTAACGATACAACTGGTGGTTACTTAGCTCCTCCAGAGTACATCCGTGAATTGATTAAGAACATTACAGAGATCTCACCTATTCGTGGTATTTCTCGCGTTCGTCAAACTGGACAGCGTTCTATTCAGATTCCTAAGCGTACTGGTACTTTTGCCGCGCAGTGGGTATCAGAAGCTGGAACACGTTCAGAGACTACTGGATGGCAAGTTGGCCTAGAAGAGATTCCCGCGCATGAGATGTATGCACTGGTTGATATTTCTGAGCAGGATTTGGAAGATTCAGTATTTAATCTTGAAGCTGAAATGCAGTCAGAATTTACTGAGCAGTTCGCTAAAGCCGAAGGATTAGCCTTTGTCTCTGGTAACGCTGTAGGTAAGCCTGAAGGTATCCTGACTAACGCTTCTGTTGCTGAAAGCAACTCTGGCTCAGGTACGCTACTAACTGCTGATGGCCTCATCACAATGGTTCACGCCATTAAGAGTGATTATAGCCGTAATGGTACTTTCGTCTTTAACCGTGGTTCATTAGCGGCTATTCGTAAGTTGAAAGATGCCGCAGGTCAATACGTCTTCCAAGCTGGCATGAGCTTGTCTGGAAATATGTCTGCAACTATCTTAGGTCACAGCTATGTAGAAGCTACGGATATGCCGTCTATCTCAGGTGGAAACTTCCCTGTTGCGTTTGGTGATTTCCGTCGTGGATACTTAATTGTTGATCGTGTTGCTATGGCTGTACTACGCGACCCATTCACCCAAGCTAACACTGGTAATATTCGTTATATTGCTCGTCGCAGAGTTGGTGGACAGGTTATCCTTCCAGAAGCAATCATCAAGCAGAAGATTGCTGTTTAACTAGGAGACAATTATGAAAGATTTAGGAAGCAATTTAGCAGTAGTCGCTAGTTTAATCCCTCAGCTTGCATCAGGGAATGGCACAACTACAGCAACAAATGGTGTTGACCTTGTTGGTTTTGAGAGCGCAATGTTGGTTCTCTCTGCTGGTACTCAGGGTGATACGCTTGCGGCAAACTTGAAGTATACCGTTAAGATACAAGACAGTGATGACAACACAACTTATGCTGATGTTGGTCAAGCTGGAATAACTGGTGCTACTCTTGTTGGTGGTGTTTGGTTAACTCTTGACGCGGCCGCTAAGGTTTCTCAGTCATACAAGGCTGGATACATTGGTGGAAAGCGTTATGTTCGGGCAAGTCTCGTCCGTACTGGAAACCACGCAAACGGCACTCCGATTAGTGTTGAGTGTGTTAAAGGTAGTCCGCATCACGCCCCAGTTTAGGGTTAAGATGTAAAAGTGTAATGAGTGAGAGGGGGGTGGTTATTTCCCCTTTGTCCACCCCTCTCAATCTTTAACTGGTGATTATTATGAATAAGCAATATAAGATGGTTATACCAAAAGCAGGTCAAGCAGACGATTCTGGTGGCATGAAATTGTATGAGCTTGGAACTGTTGTCACTGCTGATGAAAGATGGAAACAAGATTTGATGGTTGCGTTCCTTGAAAACGGATGGGCTATGGAAATAAAGGTTCAAGATACTTCTGATATGGTAAGAGCTAGAACTAGCAAAGGCCATTTCGTACCAGATGACCCATCTACCCCAGAGGTGAATGAGGCGTTTGTTGAGACGAAAGTAGTTAAGAAAAAAGCCGCGCCTAAAAAGAAAGCCGCACCCAAGAAGTAAGCTCTTGATAGGATGAATTACAGATGGCAACTATATTCCTTGTTAATGGGGACAATAAACCCCAAGTACAAGTCAATTTAACTCGCGCTGACACACAGGCAGTAGTTAACTGCGTCGGAGCCACTTGCACCCTCAAAGTAAGGGCGAGAGGAGCCACGGCAACCCTATTTACAGTTACAGCCTCAAATAACGGCACGAACCTACAAAATGGAATACTCCTATTCACGTTAGGCGCTAATCTAACCAACATAGATGCGGGCGCTTACGAAGGTGAGGTTAATGTTGTATTTAATGGGGGGGATATTGAAACTGTTTACGAACTTGTAGACTTTGTAGTAAGAGAAGAGTTCGCATGAGTGGTTTCTATATCAAGGTCACACGAACCGACCTTTCCTTGGTTGGCAAGCCTGTTAATATATCCCTGTCTAGCAAGCCCATCAATATTGGGTTATCAGCGGCATTCTCAGTTATAACTGTTCCGAGCCTAAACCAATCATTTGCAAACTCAGCAACCGTACTTGATGTAAATACGCTTTCGTTCGGCAAGCCTGTAGCCAATTCTATGGCTGTTACAGAGCAAAGCGCACGAAGCGTAACAAAGCCCCTGTCAGACTCATTAAATGCTACAGAGGGCAATACGCTCTTATTTGGGTTGGTTAAGGGAGATGGTGCTGGTTTTGCGGATGATGAGTTGTTTGCGAACACTAAAGCATTAGCTGATGGCACTGGCCTTGTTGATTTGAATATATTGACGATAGGCAAAACTCTTGCAGATAGTTGGGCGGGTGTTGACCTAGCCTCTCTAGGTGCGGGAAAGGTGTTTACCAATAACTTTTCTTTAGGTGATGGCGATACGCTGGGCATAGGAAAGAAGCCGTCAGATTCAGCGGCATGGGCAGATGCAATAAATTCATTTGCCTTTGGTTTGGCCTTGGCAGATACAACCTTTGTTACAGATGATGCTGATGGTGTAGCTGGGGATGACAGCGCTTACACCTTTGTCAAAACACGAACAAATCTGTCTGCATTGACAGATGATGATACTATTAGTTTTACAGGTGTGAAGAATGACGCTTTTGGCCTAGCAGATGCGGGCAGTGGGCGTAGTCAGGGATATTGTTCACTTGACTACTTTTTAGAGGATTATGTAGGTTCAATTTGGACTTTTTAATAGGTGAGATTATGAATAGCGAAGCAAGCACAGGTATAAAATTAGCAGGGCAATTAAACATTGTCGTGCGAGATAAGAACGGCAACATCAAAGAAGAGCGTTTTGAGAAAAACCTAATCGTAACGGTTGGGCTAACCTTTATTTGCTCAAGAATGAAAGAAGATACAGCATCGGCTATGTCGCATATGGCTCTAGGGTCAGGAACCACAGCGGTAGCGGCTGGGCAAACAGACGTAGTATCTATACTAGGTTCCAGAGAAGCTCTTGATAGTTCTACTGCATCAACAAACACTGTTGTTTACATCAGTAGCTTTGAATCTGGCGATGCGACAGGGGCGGTGACGGAGGCAGGTATCTTCAATGCCTCAACGTCTGGAACTATGCTGTGTCGCACAGTGTTTCCTGTAGTAAACAAAGCCGCAGATGATACGATGAGTGTCACTTGGACTATCACTTTAACTGCATCTTAATTAGGGGGGATTACTCATGTCTACGATTGTAACGCGGAGCGGCAAAGGGTCTTCCCTCACTAATAGTGAAGTTGACTCTAATTTCACGAACTTGAACACTGACAAGGCCGAGCTATCTGGTGCGGCTTTTACTGGTGCTATAACTACAAATTCTACTATTGATGGTCGTGATGTAGCGGCTGATGGTGTAACTGCTGATGCCGCATTGCCTAAGTCTGGCGGTGCTATGACTGGTGCTATC